CCAAGGTAATCAAGGATTGCAGGGTAACCAAGGTAACCAGGGTAACCAGGGTAATCAGGGTAACCAAGGTAATCAAGGATTGCAGGGTAACCAAGGTAACTACGGTAACCGTGGTGGAGTTCCTTATAACTTCTCTACAACCACTACTAACGCAGATCCTGGAAATGGAAATGTAAGATATAACAATGCAACAATGAGCTCAGTGAGCTTCATTTATATTGATAACTTAGATGTTCTTGGCAACAATCAAACTGGGTGGTACAACACTTGGGATGATACTACATTAAACACTGGTCTTACTAGAGGTAATCTTGTAATAACATCTGCGGATAGTGCAGATAATAATGTAAATGTATTCAATGTCACGGGTGCAGTTCAAGTTGCTTCTGGTTTCTATAGAATCCCAGTATCATATGTGTCTGGATCTAGACCTGCAAATACTGAGAAGTTAGTATTTAACTTCAATAGAGCAGGTACTCAGGGACTCCAAGGTAACCAAGGCAACCAAGGTAATCAGGGTAACCAAGGTAATCAGGGTAATCAAGGTAATCAGGGACTCCAAGGTAACCAAGGCAACCAGGGTAACCAAGGCAACCAGGGTAACCAAGGCAACCAAGGAAACCAAGGTCTCCAGGGTAACCAGGGTAACCAAGGCAATCAAGGTAATCAGGGACTTCAGGGCAACCAGGGTAATCAAGGTAATCAAGGTAACCAGGGTAATCAGGGTAACCAAGGTAATATCGGTAACCGTGGTGGAGTTCCTTATCGTTGGGGAGGAACAGGAGTTCCTTCATCTGGACAAGTAAGATATAACAACGGAACCTTTGCTAGCATCACTGCAATTCAAGTTCATGATATTGATCAATTAAGTAATGATCAATCAAACTGGATTGCAAGTTGGGATGATACAACATTAACTGGAGGATTGAACAGAGGTTATATTTACATAATCTCAGCCCTATCTTCACAAACCACAGTAAACATTTTTGAAGTTGATGGAAATATTTCAAATAATGGTTCTTATTATACCATTCCAGTTAATCCGCTCAGTGGGACAAATCCTTCCGTAAACCAAGAAATTACTTTAGCATTCACAAGATCTGGTGTTCAGGGTCTCCAAGGTAACCAAGGTAATCAAGGTAACCAAGGTAATCAAGGTAACCAGGGTAATCAGGGTAACCAAGGTAATCAAGGTAATCAGGGACTCCAAGGTAACCAAGGACGCCAAGGTAACCAAGGTAATCAAGGTAATCAGGGTAACCAAGGTAATCAAGGTAATCAAGGACGCCAAGGAAACCAGGGTCTTCAGGGTAACCAAGGACGCCAAGGTAACCAAGGTAATCAGGGTAATCAGGGTAACCAAGGTAACCAGGGCAACATTGGTAACCGTGGTGGAGTTCCTTATGCATATGGAGGAACTGGAGCACCATCTTCTGGTCAAATTAGATTCAATAATGCAACAGCATCTTCTGTAACTTCTATTACAGTTAATGATATTGATGCTTTAAGCAATAATCAATCGGGATGGATCGCAAGTTGGGATGATACAACACTAACTGGAGGATTGAATAGAGGTTATATTTACATAATCTCAGCTCTATCTTCAGATAATACTGTTGTTATTTTTGAAGTTGATGGAAATATAACTGATAATGGTACTTATTATACCATCCCAGTCAATTATCTTGCAGGTACTTCACCATCAGTAAGTGAAGAAGTAACGCTAGCATTTACAAGATCTGGTGTTCAGGGTGTACAAGGAAGACAAGGTACACAAGGTAATCAAGGTCGTCAAGGTAATCAGGGTCTCCAAGGAAACCAAGGTCGTCAGGGTCGTCAAGGTAACCAAGGTAATCAAGGTAACCAAGGACGCCAAGGTAACCAAGGTCTTCAGGGTAATCAAGGTCGCCAAGGACGCCAAGGTAACCAGGGTCTCCAAGGAAACCAAGGACGCCAAGGTACGCAAGGTTTAAGTAACCAAGGTACACAAGGTAACCAAGGACGCCAAGGTAACCAGGGTAACCAAGGACGCCAAGGTACGCAAGGTTTAAGTAACCAAGGTACACAAGGTAACCAAGGACGCCAAGGTAACCAAGGACGCCAAGGTAACCAGGGTCTCCAAGGAAACCAAGGACGCCAAGGACGCCAGGGAACTCAAGGTCTTCAGGGACGCCAAGGTACACAAGGACGCCAAGGTACGCAAGGTTTAAGTAACCAAGGTACACAAGGTAATCAAGGTACACAGGCAACCCAAGGTACTCAAGGTCTCCAAGGAAACCAAGGACGCCAAGGACGCCAGGGAACTCAAGGTCTTCAAGGACGCCAAGGTACACAAGGACTCCAAGGTAATCAAGGAACCCAAGCAACTCAAGGCACTCAGGGTTCTGCAAATACAACAACAATTTCAAATAATGTAGACAATAGAGTCATAACTGCTACTGGTTCTGCTGGAACAGTTAATGCAGAAGCAAATCTTACCTTTACTGGAAGTGTTCTAACAATTGCTGGAAATATTGTTCCAAATACAAATAATACAAGAGATCTTGGTTCAACCACTCTTCGCTGGGCAAACATTTATACAAATGATATTAATCTTAGTAATGAGGGTTCTACAAATGATGTTGATGGAACATGGGGTGAATATACAATTCAAGAAGGAGAGAATGATTTGTTCCTAATTAATAGAAGAAATGGTAAAAAGTTTAAGTTCATGTTATCGGAGGTAGACTGATGCCTATTTTAGCGGCGGACATAACAGGTGAAAATTTAAATCTAACAGGAGTAATGACATGCACCAGCATGGATACTGGTGCAGGACCAGGAGGATCAGTTCCTAGTGGAGGTATTATTTTATGGTCTGGTTCAACAGCATCGATACCTACTGGATGGGTTTTATGTGATGGTCTTAATAGTACACCAGATCTTAGGGACAGGTTTGTTGTTGGTGCAGGTAATGGATATGCTGTAGCTGCTACTGGTGGTTCTGATACTGTAACACTAACAACAGCACAACTACCTGTACATAATCATCCAGGATCTGGTTCTAGTGGATCTGCTGGATCTCACTCTCACCCAGCAAGTGGGTCTACAGGACCTGCAGGTACTCACTCTCACGCATACACAGGAACTGCCTCACAAAATGCTCCAAAAGATGGTGCTGGTAATGCAGTTAACCAAGGCACTCAAGCTAGAACTACTTCACCTGCAGGTGCTCATACTCATCCAGTAAGTGTATCAGTTAATTCTGCAGGTTCTCATAGTCATCCAGTGTCTGTTAGTGTTGGAAATGCTGGTAGTGGCAATGCTCATGAGAATAGACCTCCTTATTATGCACTAGCATACATCATGAAAACCTAAAAGTCAATCTTGACATGGTGGTCAAATATAGATACAATACCTTTGCTAAGGTTAATAAAAAATAAGAGCTTTTAAACTCTTATAGATACTTTATGAATCATTGAATTAATATGAATAGACCATTACATGTTGCTAATCAAAGTATGAATTTTGTGAAAGATTGTATTGAGAATGGTGGAGGAAGTATTCATCCATTAGTAACAGACTCTTCAATACTTAAAGGACCTTCTCTAACAAATCCTTCAATTTATTTGGATGGAGATAGGCTTTTAGTAAATTTAAGGAATATTAACTATACCTTGTATCATTCTGAGATTAAGAAGTATGAGCATCCCTGGGGTCCTCTAGTTTATATTCATCCAGAGAATGATTGGAAGCTTCGCACAAAGAATATTTTGTGTGAGTATGATTCTAATATGAATCCAGTATGGCAAAGACATATTGATACATCAGATTTTCCCGACAAAGAACTTTGGGATTTTGTAGGTCTTGAAGACTCTAGAATTTTCCGTTGGGATGGAAGACTCTTCATGTGTGGTGTTAGAAGAGATCTAGATACTATTGGTACTGGTAGAATGGAACTATCAGAGATTGAGATTGGTCCTGATTATGTAAAAGAGATTGCTCAATATCGTATTCCAACTCCAGGTAATAGGGAATCTTATTGTGAAAAGAACTGGATGCCTATTGTTGATATGCCATGGCATTTTGTTAAGTGGACTAATGGCACAGAAGTTGTGAGATATGATATTGAATCTAATACTACAGAGAGTGTAGTTATAAAGGATTGGAGAGATATTGGTTGTATTGATCTAAGAGGAGGATCTCAGGTTCTTCCTTTCGGTGATGGTGGTCATATTACGTTATGTCACGAGACATACTTAACCAAAAGTGAACAAGATCGTAAAGATGGTATCTATAGACATAGATTTATTGTTTGGGATAAGAATTGGGATATTGTAAAAGTCTCTAGACAATTTTCATTCATGGAAGCAGAGATTGAATTTGCTGTTGGCATGTGTGAGTATGGAGATGATTATCTGATCACATTTGGATTCCAAGATAATGCTGCTTATCTTTTAAAGATTAATAAAAATTATGTTCAAAACTTTATATTTTAAATAATATGAATGTTGCAATATGTTTATCTGGACTAATTAGGTATCCAGAAAATGCTCTTAGAACTATAGAAAAAATAATTCCTAATGAGAATATAAAAATCTTTATACATACTTGGAAAGTTCAAAACAAAGAATTCTTTACAAGTAAAGTATTTCAACCAGAGTATAAAGAATTAGATAGGATTGCTGAAGATAGTATTGGATTCTTAGATTCTTTTAATTATGAGTCTGCTTTAGTTGAGAATTTTATTTCATTGGAACCAAAATTTAAAAAAATTTATACTGACATCTTGACAAAATGTAGTCCTATTGATAACTATACAATTAGTCCTATTAGTATGTATTATTCTATCTTCAAGTCTAATGAATTAAAAATGAAATATGAAGATGAAAACTCTATGGTTTTTGATAAAGTTGTCAGAATGAGAATGGACAGCGATTATATTTACGATGAATATTTTGATTTATCTAAGTATGATAGTGACTTATGTATTCCTGCTGGAGAAGATTGGGATAATGGTATAAATGATCAGTTTGCTTTTGGTAAATCTCATATTATGGATCAGTATTCTAATGTTTATAATAATCTATACAATATAGAATTTGAAAAATATCAACCAGAAACTATGTTGAGACAAAATCTGGAATACTATAATATAGTTCCAGACAGACCAGAGATATATATTAGAATTAATAATGGGAATTATGGAAAGCATGTACTTTATCCAGACTGGATTTTTTGATAATGTTAATAGATTTTAATACAATTTTTAATAGTTATAAAATGGAAATCACAGGAGTTATTCACGTAGGTGCTCATCATGGTGAAGAGATACCAGTTTATATTAACAATGGAATCAAGAATATTGTTCTATTTGAACCAGTTCTAGATAATTTTTATAAGGTTGCGTCTCACGCTTCTAACTACAATGCAAATATAACAGGGCATCAAGTCGCATTGGGAAGTACAAATAAAATTGTTGATATGTATTTAAGTAGTAATCAATGTGAGAGTAGTTCTATATTAAAACCAAAAAAACATTTACAATTATATCCAGACGTTACTTTTGATAAAACAGAAAAGGTAGAAGTTAATAGATTGGATGATTACAATCTCACAGAATATAATATGTTAAATATTGATGTTCAGGGATATGAACTTGAAGTATTGAAGGGGGCAGAGAATACCCTTCAATATATTGATTACATTTATTGTGAAGTTAATAGTGATGAGATCTATGAGAACAATGCATATATAGAAGATATTGATGATTTTTTATCTAAGTTTTCTTTTGAGAGAATTGAAACTGATTGGTGGGAAGATCATGGTTGGGGTGATGCATTTTACGTAAAACAGGAGTAATTGTTAAATGGCTACAAAGTATACTGGTGAGATCGATATACAAAATCTAAGAAGGTTCCATGGTTATTGGGACGAATCTCATCAATGGTTAAAAGATTTTATTAATGAAAGAGAAGATGAAATTAAAACAGGTGTAGAAATTGGAGTTGCTTTTGGATCTAATATGCAACTCTTATTGGAAGAAACAAATCTAGAAACTTTATGGGGAGTTGATTCGTACAAAAAAGAAACTTGGGATCTATCTGGTGTTGTAAATGTAGATACTGAGTTTGGTGGATTTGATGGATTACATGCACATGTTGTCCAATTAATCAAACCATTTGACCCAAGAGGTAAAATTATTCGTATGACATCACAAAATGCTGCGAAAAAATTTAGAAATGAAAGTTTAGATTTTGTTTTTATTGATGGTAATCATTTTGATCTTGAAAATGATTTAAAGTATTGGGAAAAGAAAGTTCGTGATGGTGGTTATATCATGGGGCATGATTGGAATCATCCTTCTTTTGGTAATATTACTGCTCATTTAAGAGATACTTATGATGAAGATGAGTTGGTTGGTATTGATGGACCAGTTCATATTTGGTATGTTAAAAAAGGTGCTTTTATGTAAATTATGTACACATTATCATTGACTTGTCAGATACCAAATCTGGATAAAATTTATACAAAATACTTTGGTGAGAACGTTGATAGAATCTTTGTAGAGGTTGGTGCTTTTGATGGTGAATCTGTATCTAATACTTCTTGTCTTGCTGATGCTGGATGGAGAGGATTTTATATTGAACCAGTAAAAGAACACTTTGAGCAATGTGTTAAGAGGCATTCAAATAATTCAAAGATTAAGGTATCTAATTATGCTATTGGAACAAAGGTTGGTCGTCTGCCAGTATATTGTTCTGGAATAGTATCTACTATGGATAAAGACCAGGCAACAATGGTTTCCTCTATGTCTATATTTGGACATCCTCAGTTTACTGAATCTGAATGTATGCAGGTTAGACTTGATAGTTATATGCAAATGGCAGATATTCCTAAAAACTTTGATTTATTAGTTGTTGATGTTGAAGGAAGAGAAGAGGATGTTTTTAAATCTTTTAGACTTGATCTGTGGAAACCAAAGATGATGATTGTTGAACTTATAGATGATCATGAATACTTCCAAGAAAATAAATCTTTAGTAAATTCCTGTAAAAATTTGAGAAGTTTTATCATTGATAGTGGATACACAGAAATATTTCATGATCATATAAACACTATATTTGTGAATAATGAGTATATCTCTGGGAATACCAACATACAATAGTTCCAAATATCTTTGGGATTGTATAAAAACTTCAATCAATTGTGATTTTATTAGTGAAATAGTAATACATGATGACGGATCAAATCCAACTGAGTATGGTAATCTTTGTAAGATACTAAACTCTTTGAATACAGATAAGGTAAAGGTTTTTAGATCTGAGATAAATCAAAAAGCTTTTATAAACAAGTATCTAACAGTTGCAAATTGTACTTCTGAATGGGTATATCTTTTTGATAGTGACAATTGGTTTGATGAATGTATCTTTGATGTAATTAAAAACTTAGACTATTCAAAAAAAGATACTTGTTATATCGAGAGTACTTTAATAATGTCTGATGGTAATATAGTTCAATATAATTATGAGGATAAAATTTTTGATTTAAAAGTAACTCAAAAATATATTGAAACTAGTATGCATAAGTTATCGTGGTTTTTAAATAATGGTAATTTTATTGTTAATAGGGAACAATATTTAAAAACACAAAAAAGATACTTCGTTAATACTCCATATCATGCATCTGCAGATGTAATAGTATTCTCATATTTTTGGTTAACGTCTGGCAATAAATATGAGATAGTTGATGATTGGTATCATCATCACAGAATAAGACCTGGAAATTATTTTATGGAGAATGGTGGATATTCAAATATAGAAGTAATACGTAATTTTTTTAGTAGATTGATATCATTATGATTACATTTCCTCATATTGGATTTATTGGAAGATTGGGAAACCAAATGTTCCAATATGCTGCGTTGTATTCTATGTCTAAAAAATTTAATTTAGACTTTGCTTTATGTAAAAATAATTTGGAATTGTATAAGTGCTTTAATATATCAGCAAAAGTATTTTCTCACTATTATTCTGAGTTTGTTTTGCCCAATGGTGTACCATCTGATATCGTTTCTGGTGGTCATAGCATTGTATTGCAAACAGAAGAACAGAATGGTCGATTTTTAAACACCGCTTTTGATTCTAACTTTTATAATACTAATCATGATAATAAAAGTATTTTAGGATTTTTTCAAAACTATAAATATTTCATCGATTTTGAAAAAGATATAAGAAAGCAATTTGTTTTTAAGGAAAGATACAAAAACATTGCTAAATTTTATTTAGAACAAACATTTCAAAATAAAAAAATAATAGCACTTCATATAAGAAGAACTGATTATTTAAATTCGCATTTTTTAAATAATCTTACATTAGATTATTATAATGATGCATTATCTCATTTTGATTTATCTATACCAACATTAGTATTCTCTGACGATCCTGATTGGTGTGAGGATCAGGATTATTTTAGTGAGGATAGATTTCATATTATGAGAAGTGGAAACACTTATTTGGATTTGTGCTTGATGTCAATGTGCAATTATCATATAATTGCTAATAGTACTTATAGTTGGTGGGGATCTTGGTTGGCAAAAAGTGAAAAAACTATTTGCCCTAAGAAGTGGTTCCAACCATACGCCTCTTTTGTAGACTCTAACGGATTAAGATTACCTCATTGGATTTCAATATGAATGTTTCAGTAATTTGTGCATGTAAAAATCGGTATGATGCATTAAGAATATCATTAAATTCTTGGTTGGCATTTGATGAAATTAAAGAATTTATAATAGTTGATTGGAGTTCTGATGAACCAATAAATCATCTTACAAAAATTGATAAGAGAATAAAAATAGTTAGAGTTAATGATGAAAAGTATTTTAATCAACCTCAACCATTAAATCTTGCCGCAAGTATTGCTACAGGAGATTATATTCTTAAGTTGGATTGTGATTATATGATCAATCCATATTTTCCATTCTTTGATTTTTATAAGATTGATGAAAATTCCTTCTTATGTGGTCAAGATAGTTACGTCTGTAATCATGAGCATTGGAATGAAGATTTAAAGGGATATGTTGTCAACCTTCATGGTATGGATGTTGGTGAGTTGATGAAATACTCTCATACATATAGTCCCCTATTCAAATATCTTACGGGTCTTTGCTTTGTTAGCAGAGAAAACTTCTGGAAAGTTGGTGGATATGATGAGAGAATGGGTAAGTATTATGCTTATGAAGATGATCAAATGACAAAAAGACTTACTATATTGGGTCTTGAATGTAAAAAATTAGTTCATAACTATAATATTATTCATATACCACATCCAGATAGTAAAAGATATGAGAATTTTGAAGGATATGGTGAAGAAGCAGAAACAAATATTGAGAATGTAAAGAGAAGAATTTCTGATCCAACAACTTCTGATTCGGATCGTTGGAATCTAGAATATCTCTTAGCAAAAATGAATGTTGAATTTAATGAAAAACTTTTTTCTGATATTCAAAATCCATATATCGAGAGGATATATGATTGGGATGTAATTAATATTGATGGTCAAAATTATGTTGCTACTAGAAAAGAAGAAGTCAAAAAATTATCGGAATTAAATTCGGTATATTATTTGAGTCTTGAGGAAAGTATTGATAGAAGAAATAATTTGGAAGATGCTTTAAAGAAGCATGGAGCAAAAAATATTATCCCAATAATATCAAAAAGATTCTCAGAATCTGATGATATAGTCACTGGTAAGTATGTAGATACTCTTAATGATGGAACAAAAGGTTGTTGTGTATCTCATTTAAAAGCAATCAAACATTGGTATGAAAATACTGATGAGGAATATGGATTCTTCTGCGAAGATGATTTGAGTCTTGATACTGTAGACTATTGGAATTTTACTTGGAAGGAATTTGTTGATGCTCTTCCCGAAGATTGGGGATGTATTCAAATGCTTCCAATACGTGGAGATTTTGGAGATATAAAAATAAGAGACCGTCTTTGGGATGATTGGTCTGTGACAGCATATATTGTTAAAAGAGACTATGCAAAATATATTATAGATAATTATATTCGAGATAATATATATCATCTTGAGCTAAAAGATGCTGAGATACAACCTCTCATCGAAAACATTCTTTACACCAGTGCTGGAAAAGTTTATACTATTCCAATGTTTGTTGAAGACGTATCTTTTACTTCAACTTTTGAAGGTGGAGATGGGGATGTAAAGGATGGACAAAAAAGAAATCATTATTATACCCACGATTATATTATAAATTGGTGGAAAGATAATGGAAGTACTAGAACAGTTGAGGAACTTATGGGAGCAATGTTTGAAGTTAAAATGAGTGAAGAACTTCGTAGTGAAAATGAAGAAGTTACTAATGTTGAGGATGTAAAAACTCAATTATTGACAAGTGTTAATGGAGCAAATCTTAACCAATTACTTTTAGAGTATGCATTGGATACTGAGAATCCAACAAAGAATTTTAACCTTGGTATGTGGTATGAGCATCATAGGCATAACGCTCCAGCACTATCATTCTTTTTGAGGTGTGCTGAGCGAACAGACGATCTTGATCTTGCTTATGAAGCACTTATCCATGCCTCCAATGCCTATGATAGGCAAGGGACGAGAGATCAAACAGCAAAGGGACTTCTTCAACAAGCACTTTGCATTCATCCTAAAAGACCAGAAGCATACTATTTGTTAGCTAAGTTTGCTGAAAAGCGTCAGTGGTGGCAAGATTGTTATATCTTTGCTCATTGGGCAATTGAGTTTTGTGACTTTGATTGCGAACCATTGAAGACTGATGTGGAATATCCTGGTAAGTATGGTCTTCTTTTTGAGAAGCAACTTGCCGCATGGTGGTGGGGTAAAGGAGATGAATCCAGATCTCTTCTTCAAGACATGAAGAATAACTATGAGATGGATGATCGCCATTATGATATGGTTGGTAATAATCTAATGAGAATGGGATCAGGACATATTCCAGATGAGGTTATTAAATATCAACAGCGCAAACATGATAAATTAAGATTCAAATTCCCTGGTTCTGATAAGATTAAAAATAATCATTCTCAAGCATTCCAGGATATGTTTATTCTTGCCGCAACTCAAGGTAAAACGAATGGACTTTATCTTGAGATTGGCGCTCAACAACCTTTCTATCAAAACAATACTGCTCTTCTTGAGACAAAATATGACTGGGATGGTATTTCTATTGAGATTCTCTCTGATCTGTGTAACCAGTTTGCTAGAGAGCGTAAGAACCAGATCATTTGTAAAGATGCAACAACTATTGATTACATGAAGTTGCTTGATAACTTTGATAAAGGAACTGATTTTGATTATCTTCAACTAGATGTTGAACCATCTAAAACTACTTTTGAATGCTTGTTGGCAATTCCATTTGAGAAGTATAGGTTTGGTATTATCACATATGAACATGATCATTATGTTGATATGACGGGATCTTATAGAGACAAGTCTAGGAAATATCTTAAACTAATGGGATATGAAATGTTAGTTGCCAATGTATCTCCTAATGACAACAGTCCTTTTGAGGATTGGTGGTATCATCCTGATCTTATTGATCCTGAAGTTGTAAATAGGATGAAGTCTGTATCAAATGAGACAGTTAATGTTGTTAAATATATGTTTGAGGACTAAGTAATTTGTATGTATGAATACCAAATAAGTAGAGTTCTTGATGTATTTGATGGTTATTCTTTTGAGGGAATAATTGATTTGGGTATGGGCGTTTATCTTAAGAAGGTCATATACCTAAGTGGAATTTGTTCCCCATCAATAAATAATGAGGAACAAAAAGATTATGGTATTCAAGCAAGAAACAAACTAAAATATTATCTTAGAAATGCTACTAGAGGCGAAGTTACTATATGTGTAGATGACTACCATGACGATACTGTTTATGGTGTTGTTTATAACAAAGACTTTGATGATTCTATAAATTGGATAATGTTTTTAAAAGGTTATGTTTGGGATGATGGAATAAGTCGCCCAAGATTAGCAGACCAACCAATGGAATTATTCGTTTTAAATACCCCTAAAGATAAACTTTTTAAATGAGGAACAAATGAGAGATTTACATCCAATGATTCAATCCCTGTCAGAAAATATTTTGAGAGCATGGGGAGAACACTTTATAGTAAGGGAAGTTGGAATCCCTGAAGACTTTAGAAAAATTGATAGAGCAGACGATGATGATGCTGTTTATATTGAGAATTTTGTTTGGGAGACCCACCATTTTAGAAAGATTCATCTAGAGATTGCACAGATGAAATCTGGATTGGATATCCTACATACAAATATGTATCCGAGGTACGAATATAGTCTTCCAATCTTTGGTGCTGATATTGTAGCGTCTTCAAAAAATGTTGGAGCGGCAATTGTAGACATCAGTTCAATTAGAGAAGACAGGTCTCTGCCTTCACAGTATGATATTCTTAATGTTGTGGAAGATAAAGAGTTTGAGAAGGACAAAAAGATGCCAGACTGGGGAGATGTATTCTCAGAGCATTGTGTTTTTGTAAGTCCTAACGAAGATGAGTATGATAAATTTAATTCTATCGCATTTACCTTTTTAAATTATCATTGTGCTATTGCAAACATCACTGAAGCAACAACTGATGAAGATCAGATTAGAAAAAACTATGAAGGACACAAGTATTATTGTGAGAAGCAGAGGCAAAATAATAAAACTAAAGGAGTTTTAAAGGGCATTTTTGGTGAAGAGTTTGCCGATAAATATATTGCAGAAATGTTGTTTGACTATCCAGAACTATGACAGAAGATAATAACACAGAAGATCTAAAAGAAAAACCTAGAACTACTGAGGTTATTCATAGCATTAAATATGCAGAAGAACCTGCTGAAGAAGTTGAACAAGAAGATGTATCTCCCAAATTAGAAGGAATAGATCTGGATGATACTAAAGCAATCGCTGATTTTTACATGGCCAAAAGTGGTCAGATTAATCCAGATGATCTAGAAGTTGAAAAAAAAGAAAGAGAACTTCGTGAAGATATTCGCGAGGTTGTTGAGAATAAGGAAGAGTTGATTGATTATCTTACAAACCTCCACGCTTCTATTGAGGTTATGGAAGAAAGAATTTATGAACTGGAACTTCGAGCAGAGAAAAAAGAAAGAGCAAGTATTCCTATGAGACCACCAACTCCAGGAGGAGGTTCTGCACTTAAGGGACTAAGCAACTTACCATTTGGTATTCTGTAAGCTTGACAAAAGTAAAAAAATTAACTATTATAAATAAGTTATTCGTAATTAGTGTTACGAATTATAACAATTGTCACATGTGACAGTTCATAGAAGGGACGCCTCAACTACTCGCGTCATTCTATGCTATAATATCCAAGCAGTCGGATAAACCGACTCTCCATCTGCGGGTAACCATTCCGCAAGTAAATTTAAAGAGGTATCTAAAATGATTAAATCTGTTTTCGCAGCAACTGCTGCTCTCTCCATGTCCGCTGGCGCTGCGTTCGCAGGTCCTTACGTTAATGTCGAAGCCAATTCTGGTTTCGTTGGATCGGATTACGGCGGTACGGTAACTGATCTTCACGTAGGTTACGAAGGCACTACTGGTGCTCTCGGATATTACGCTCAAGTTGGTCCTAGCATTGTCGCTCTTGATGGTGCAGATACCGACACCGTTCTTTCTGGTAAAGTTGGTGGTAGCGTTGCTGCGACTGAAGCATTGAGTGTCTATGGTGAAGTTTCTTTCGCTACTGGTGCTAATGGTGCAGACAACGGTTATGGCACCAAAGCTGGTCTGAAGTTCACTTTCTGATCTAACGATTAGATAAAACTATGGGGGACTCTCTGAGTCCCCTTTTTACTATGAAGTATTTTTTTCATCCATTGACTTTGATCAATCTGCTTATATGTGGATTTCTAGGAATGGTGCAACTAGCACATACTCATGCTCATTATAAAATGGATATAGATGTGGACTCATATGTTCATAGCTTTTTGAAAAAAAATCCAGACTATTGTAAGTAATTATACTTAGTTTGTCAGGATATATTGACAAGAGGGGCTTGACCCCTTTTTATTTTTGCTATATAATTGTGTTGTAAATCTTTACAAAACTACAATGACTGTAACAACTAACGAGCGCGGTCAACAAAACATGTGGGCTGTTGAACCTCAAATGGTTGTTGAAAACTACAACCGCAAGGGTCTTTTTTCCCCCTGGCAACAGAAGGAAATGTATAATGGTCGTTGGGCGATGATGGGTCTCATCATGGGATTCGTTGCCTATGCGATCAATGGCAAGTTCTTCTTCGGTATCTTTTGAGGCTTGACAATGGTTTCTTTTTTGTTTACAATCACTGCCGTTGCCTTCTTTGTTTTGTTGGCAGCATCTATTGAAAAAATTTCTGAGACTTACTAATGGCTTTTAATATTACTCTTCGTACACCTGATGGCACCGAAAGTGTTATTCAATGTGAAGATGATCAGTACATCCTTGATGCTGCAGAAGATCAAGGAGTTGATATGAATTACTCTTGTCGTGCTGGTGCTTGCTCTTCCTGTGCAGGTAAACTTGTCAGTGGCACAGTAGATCAAGGAGACCAATCCTTTTTGGATGATGATCAAATTGAACAAGGATTTGTTCTGACTTGCGTCTCTTATCCTACTAGTGATTGTGTTATTCTAACCGAACAAGAAGAAGAACTTTTCTGAATATAAATTTTTTAATATAAACAAATTATGACCCGAGTACCTGAAGTAACCTTCCACACCCGTGTCCGCGATGAAAGTATTGGTGGACCTAACCCTTACCGTTGGCAAGATGTCACAACCAACGATCTGTTTGCTGGTAAGCGTGTAGTTGTATTCTCACTCCCTGGTGCATTTACTCCTACTTGCTCTACCTACCAACTGCCTGGGTATGATGAGAACCATGAGGAGTTCCAAGCACTCGGCATTGATGAAGTTTATTGTATTTCTGTAAATGATTCCTTTGTTATGAACGCTTGGTTCAAACAGCAAGGAGTTCAGAATGTCAAGCCCATCCCTGATGGTAGCGGCGAGTTTACTTCTTCTATGGGTATGCTTGTCGATAAATCGAACCTAGGTTTTGGAAGTCGCTCTTGGCGATATGCTATGATTGTCAACGATGGTGAGATTGAAATTATGTTTGAAGAACCAGGGAAAATCGGAAATTGTCCGATTGACCCTTATGAAATGAGCAATCCTGATACTGTACTTACTTGGTTGAAGCAAAATGCCTAATCCAAATGCACTTTATGAGGACATGTCACGTTTAAATGCTCTATATGAAGAACTTTGTTGGGATCATGAGGATGAACTAGTATTCACTCATGATGGTAGTAAAGTAATCATAGCAAACAAAACTAAAAATCCACACACTCAATTTACCTCTGGAGGAAAATAAAATGAAATTTGGATTTACACCTGAAGCAGAAATTCTTAATGCCCGTTTTGCAATGATTGGATTCATTGCTGGAGTTGGGTCTTATCTTACAACAGGACAATTGATTCCAGGCATTTGGTAAGTAATACTTATAGGTGACTGGAGAAGAGGGGTTGACTACCCCTCTTTTTTGTGGTAAAGTTAGTTCGCCTAAATAAGTCAACCAAAGAGTCGTACCCACTTTTGTGGTGATACGAATGTCGAGTTCTATTAATTTAATGTTTCGTAAATTTTTTGCACTTCCTGTAATAGGAATTATTTCCTCTGCATGTGCTTCTGCTTATCCTAATATAAGCGAAATCAAAAATCCTCCTGCACTTATTATTGAACCAGGAGTTGGAATTGTTAATCCAGATAAAGTTTTGGAAATTGCAGTAGAAAAAAAATCCTGGAAGTGTCCAGAATGTAACGATAATGAGAAATATGTCCTTGAAAAACTTCAAGAGAAAACAAGAATCTCAGATCGTAATGCATTGGCAACGATCATGGGAAACATTAAATCAGAAAGTAACTTCATTCCCGATATTTGTGAGGGAGGTGCTAGAGTTCCTTACGATCGTTGCTATAGCGGTGGTTACGGACTCATTCAGTGGACCTCTACGAACCGTTATCTGGGGTTAGGTAAGTTCTCTAAGAAGTATGGTTATGATCCTTCCTCGCTTGAGGGTCAGACAGCATACATGATCAACGAATATACTTTCCAGAAGTATCTGCCTGAGTTTGAAGGAACTGGTAGAACAGTCAGTCAGTATATGGTTGGTGCTTACTACTGGTTGGGTTGGGGTATCAAAGGATATCGTCAACAATATGCTTATGATTACACTAAAAAATTGATATGGTCATGACACAACTAGACTGGAGATATAGTGAAGAAAAACTAGAGCTGAGAGAACTTATCATCTCATCTCTTCTTCAAGAGTTTGGGGGTCAATTAAATGAGAATAAAGAACCTAAATACTCTAACAGATCCATTTATGAATGTGCTCATGATTGGGTCTCTCAAGGTAATAGTTCTACCTTAGGACTTTTCAAATACTATAAGGAAAATTATGCAAAGTCTAATTAACACAATTGCTTTGTTATCTGGTTTGGTATCGCTTAGTGTAGTTGGTAGTAGTTTTTATTTGTATCTTAATAAAGATACTCTTATTGAAGACGCAAGGGCAAAAGTAACTACTGAGGTTGCAACCGCTGTTAGAGAGGCACTGCCTGCCCTTGTAGAGTCTTTAACTCCAGATATACCAGATACTACTGGACCTGATATTCCTATTACTACTGGACCTGATATTCCAAACCTATGAAAAAATTTTTATTTTCCCTTATGGGAATGGCACTTATATCTTCTCCTGCATTTGCGGGTCAAGAAAAACTAATTAAAGAATTCTATAGTATGGACTCTATGGGTTGTATGTTGCTTCGAGAATGCACCAAAGATGTCCAACAAGTCTTCAGTATCAATGATATTGCTAATGCTCATCCCAATAGTGATTACGATTTTGTTGCTGATGAGTTCAACAATATGCTCGTTTCCCTTAGTCAGGTCGGAGTTAACGTGTTTCTAGCAGACGAAAAATATTTTCCTGTTGGGCATCGTGGGGTTTATCATACAGTTGGCAATAACTTTTTTCTGAATAAGACATACATGCGTCTTCCTGGTGTTCTCATGACTGTTATGCGTCATGAAGGATGGCACGCTGCTCAAGATTGTATGGCAGGCACTATTAAAAATAGTATGATTGCCATCATCAAACCAGAGGAAGATGTTCCTAAGATCTGGCGTGAGATCACAGAAAAGACTTATCCTAAGTTTGCTGTGCCCTGGGAAGCAGAAGCAATGTGGGCAGGTAAGACTGAAGGTATGACTGCTAAGGCATTGAAGTCTTGTGCTACTGGTACAATGTGGTCTGATTACAAACCAACACCACTGACTGAGAAGTGGTTACGTGAGGAAGGATTTATTAAATAATTCTTAACTTAAACTTCTTAATAAATATTTTCATGTCCAAAAAAATTTTTTTGGACTAGAAACCCAAGAAAAATTATCTTGAGATTAAAATTTTTATTATGTTAAAAATAATTTTTTGTTGGAATCTTAAAAAGTAGTATGACTAAGCTAACAAGAGAAGTTTTAATTAAAACCATCGTTGCTGATGAAATGAGATTATGTGATGGTTTTGAATATACAAAACATCTTAAAAGTTTATATCACAAATGGGAACATGAATCTAGTGAAGTACTCTGTACTAAATATAATCAACTGAACTCTACAAATATATCAGTTGATTCTCTTATTCCATAAATAATATGAAGTCAATCATAAGATCAATGCTTCCCAAGAAAAAGAAAGATGAGCATGATGATCATGAATTTAATTGGCATGAAGAAGGAATATCCAGTTTAGTTAGACTAATTGTATTGGGTTGGACGGGTGCAATATTAACTCTTAATTATGTTTCTATTCCTGGAATTCCTCAACAAAAAATTGATCCAACTTTTATTGCCAGCGTTTTTACTGGGACTTTAGCTACTTTTGGAGTGACTCCATCCAAATCTAGTGGTGGCAATGGTAATGGCAATGGTAATGGTAATAATACTACTAATGTAGTTGCTAAAAAAGAAGAGAAAGATTCTTCTAAAGGATAATGGAAGTCGATATTAATTCTCCAGTTTGGAGTGTCATAATTCTTCTTTGTTGTGGACTTGCTTTTACACTATATTGTGTTGTCTATATATTAAGAATGGCATATATGGAGATGCAAGATGGGAGCAATGACACCACCAAGCAGGAAGAGTTGCTACAACTTCCGAGTAGTGGAGATCAACAGAGTGGTTGATGGTGACACTATTGATGTTACTATTGACCTAGGATTTGACTTGTACAAAAAAGAACGTGTAAGAGTTGCTGGAGTTGACACTCCAGAGAAACGCACTAGAGATGAAGAAGAAAAGGCACTTGGTTATGACGCTACTAACTGGCTCAAAGAGAAACTGGAAGGTGCTGTGGCTGGTGACGATGACCTTGTTATTAGGACTGAACTTGTTGGTGGCGTCGGCAAGTATGGTCGTCTTTTGGGCTGGTTATACATTGGGGACTCAGAATTGTCCCTCAACGAACAAATGATTACTGAAGGATATGCTTGGGCATATGACGGTGGAACAAAGCAAAAGAACTTTGAAGAACTAAGAGAAATTCGTCGTACTCATGGCACCCTTATTTAATAAAAAGTAACTATTATTAATTCTTATATTATTTTTTTGGTAAATAATATAAGAATATTATTTTTTTAACCATGGCAGTTGGCGCTTATAAGAAAAAAGAAACCAAAAGAAATCCAGAGAAGACATTTTTTCTCTACGTGATCTTCTATCATTTTTTTGGTGCTATTGGTAATATTTTTAAAGGAGTATTTCACCACGACTAATGCCAAACATTCCAGAGATTAAAACTCGGAAGCTTGATATACCAGAAGTTTCTACTTGGATATTTGAACCATCACAATCTTTACCACCAATAGTTCCAGTAACTACTAACATTGGATTGCCAATAGTTGATATTCCTGGATGTGTGGAAGCTCATAGTAGCAAAAGTAAATCTAAGACTATTCAGTCAGATGACCCAAATGGTGTTCTGACTTATTGTGATGCTGGTGTTCCTTCATTCAATCCAATAGAGTTTACTCCAGAGGAAGTGATACCAACACGTCCTGCTAAACTTCCTCCATATAAAAAACCAGAGAAACCAAATCCTCCACAGCAGGTTTCTCTTCCAAAAATACCAGAAGTAAACACAGTAAATTGTTTACCCGATGAGACTTATAATGTTCAGTTAAGGAAATGTGAGAAGAACATTATAGAAGTTCCTTCCGAACCTGATATACCTTGGCATAAAGAATACTTACCAGAACCAGGAATCGTGATTCAAACATCAGTCATTGCCGCCACTGCTGCTGGTGCGGCGATATTCGCAAAACCCATTGCAGATATAGTCCTAAAAGCAGTTAAACCAATAGTTAAAAAATTGGTTAATAAGATTGCCAAGATGCGTGGTAAGAAAGAAGTAGTTAAGTCAGTCTTCGAAAGAAGAATGGAACAAAAGCATCTTAGGGGTTGATTTTATGTATGTGTGGATGTTCGTGCTTAGGAACTGTAGTTACGTTCTGAACCACAACATCTGCACAGACTTTATAGTAAGGACTCTTAGGGTGGAAAGTAATACCCTGCTTCATTAATTCCCCACAGTTTTTAAGTCTTGCAATCTCAAAATCTAATCTCTTATTAGCAGTGAGTTGCTTCATCATTTCTATGTTAGCAGCAGCTGCTTCTTTACATTGTGCCTGAAGTTTTTTATCTAATGGTTCAGACCAAGTAATAGAGAATCCAACTCCAAGGTTGTAATTATCTTTTTGTCCTGTTCTGATAGGAACACGATACAACACATCACCAGGATTATCTGGTGCTCCATCTTCATCAAAGTCTCTCATATCATATACATTATCATTATAATAAGGTTCCCAAGGTTTCTGAGCAGAGATGCTTCCAGTTACGTAAGGGGTGAAATTTCTAGTGGGACCTTGGCATTGGATTCCATTCCCGTATGTGTTGGTGATGTAAGGTCCTTGTAATACTTGTATCGCTTGATTTGTAACAGAACCACTACTATTAGCAACAGGAGCAGCGGTGGCGCTAACACCACCAACAGTTTCAGCCAAAGCTTTATGTGGCGATAGTGTTCCAAGAAGGATGACTCCTATTATTGACTGAATATGGAAGTTGTATCTGTAATTGATTCTACTTCTGTGACTCTTTGAATTATTGTTTGATTGCTTAAACCAGGACCACGGTAAGTTTCTGCAAACTGAAATGCTGCTCCTGGAGTTGTTTGTGTGAAGTTTACTTTGGTTCCTATGCCTGTCCATGTAGAATTCACTCCGTCTATGGTTGATGTAGAAGTAGATGTAGTTGGTGACAACGCACCGTTTGCAGTGATACCAGTCCCAGATACGGAATATTGATACCCAGTGTTATAGTCCATCGAATTGATGGTCTCTGTTATTTTTGACCTTGTTTCTGTGTGGCTCGTCATACTTCCTTGACTAAAGTTAGGAACCACAGGCACTGCATAAGCAGGAGACCCAAGCAGTGCCAGAATAACAAATATCCTTTTCATTATCTTACAGACAGTTCTGTTACGAATTGACCTGTTGCTGAAGTACCAGCACCACCAGCAGTCAGAGTGATTGCTCCTGCGGTGTCGATGGTTCCAGCAAGTGCTCCAGCAGTTCCACCAACCTGTGTGGTAGATTCTCCATAAAGATTTGGAGTATCAATCTGACCAGCAGAGAGTGCTGTCTGTGTAGTAACTACTGTGTCACCAATAAAAGTATTCTCAGCAAAACTAAATGACTGACCGTCATTATTGATTGCATAAGAACCTGCACTTACAGTTGCAGGTGCCGTAGCAGATCCGCCTGTAAGACCACCAAGAGTAGTAACTGCGATGTTGTCTCCAGATACTGAGTAAGAAGAACCAAGTCTTGTAGACTGAACTGCTGGACCTTCTACTGTCAGTTGAACTGAAGAAGAAATTTTGCTAGTAAGATCGGCATGTGCAGGTGCCGCCATCAGTAACATTCCACCAAGTAGAAGAGAAATTCTTTTCATTACTTTTCTGTAGGGTATTTGTGTATTTGTATTTATTATAAATTGACTTTAATTTTAATTTAGACTAAGATTTTTAAATGGAATAAATACTATATAAAGGAATTTTTTATATTGATGGGCACTTTTAAACGTTTTAATAGGTCTTCAAATTATTTGGACAAAAAAATCCAAGAATTAAATGAGGATATGAAAAAGAATGGTGTCCATTTAAAAGAGGACACTCAAAATTTTGATGCTGTTTTTAATTGGCGAGATCAATTTGAACAATATCAAAAAAAAGAAGAACAAAATGTAGATTTAGTTGAAGACATTATTGTAGAAGTTAGGGAAAAAAATAGGCATCTCTCATCTGTAGAGGCATCTATAAAAGAAGCAAAATTAAATGAGGCAAATGATATTTTTAATGAGTTATATGGTCGCCAGGTAGAAGGAGTTGCTATAGGGGTAATTAAGAATCATATTGGTGAGATTGAAACTTTAAAAGAAGATATTATTTTAGAGATACAAAAAGCAAAAGATTTAAGACTTCTTGAAACTAGATTAGATGAACTAGATTCTAGATATAAGATTCTGTCTGAAAAAGTTGCTAAAGGATCACAAAAAAAAGTTAGTGCAGATAGTCCTGTAACATTCTCTCAACTTCAAGATCATTATCAAAAACTTGTTGGTAAACTCCAACAAGAACTTGCCATGGTTGGAAGTGGTGGTGGTGAAGTAAACTTACAATACCTTGATGACATTGTTGGTATTGCCACTAATGCTAGTGCATATGATGGTAAGTATTTAAAATATGATCATTCAATTCAAAGATTTGTTTTCTCAACAGTGACAACTGGATTGTCAACTGAGACTCAGACATTAAACAATGTATTAGCACTTGGTAATACCTCTTCTTTAGGAATTAGTGTTGGTGTTGTAACTGCAACTTCTTTTGTTGGTGATGGTTCTGGATTAACTAATCTCCCTTCTGGTGGGGCTGGAGTTGGAACTAATGGAAGTATAAACACCACTGGAATTATTACTGCAGCATCATTTGTTGGTGATGGTTCTACTTTATCTGGTGTTGTTACTTCAGTATCTGGAGGTGCTGGAATTAATGTAAGTCAATCTACTGGTAGTATTATTATTACTGCTACTGGTGGATCAAGTTCTGGAATTGGTTATTCTGATCTCTCTGTATATGTTGGATCTCCTGGAATAAGTTCCTTATCTTATGATAGTGACTTTGGTATTTTTACATACATACCACCAAGTTTTTCTGGATATGCAACAACTGAATCTATTGTAGGATTTACAACTGCTGGAGATCTTGTAGGTTTCTCCACTGCTGGAGATCTAGTTGGATTCTCTACCGCTGGAGATCTTGTGGGGTTCTCCACTGCTGGAGATCTTGTAGGGTTTACAACTGCTGGTGACCTTGTAGGGTTCTCTACCGCTGGAGATTTAGTTGGATTCTCTACTGCTGGAGATCTAGTTGGATTCTCTACCGCTGGAGATCTTGTAGGGTTTACAACTGCTGGTGACCTTGTAGGATTCTCTACTGCTGGAGATCTAGTTGGATTCTCTACTGCTGGAGATCTTGTAGGGTTTACAACTGCTGGTGACCTTGTAGGGTTTGTTACAACTGGAGATGTAACTGTAATTGGAATTGATACTAGCGGTACTTCTAATTTTACTAACGTTAATATTAGTGGAATCGTAACCTTTAGTTCTAGTGCTCTGTTTGGTGGCGGAACACAAGAAGCATTTGATACTTTGAATAGTTCTACGGGAACGGTATCTCATGATTGTTCAACTGGACATATTTTTTACCACACTAATCCTTCGGCAAATTGGACAGCAAATCTCACTAATCTTACACTTAGTGCTGAGTATGGAACTACAATCACAATTGTTGTAAATCAAAATGATCCTGCATTTATGCCAACATCACTGCAAATAGGTGGTGTATTGCAATCAATTAAGTGGCAGGGCAATTCAATACCATCTGGAACTGCATCTGGAATTGATGTTGTCTCCTTTAGTATTCTGAATGATGGTGGAACATATGTTGTAATGGGTCAAAGTGTTTCGTTTGGTGGAGTCTAATGCCATTTTTTAGTTCTTTTAGTAGTTCTTTTTTTGCTGGAAGAAGATCTACTGCATTCTCTACACTTAATCCTTGGGGACCATCGGATGAGTCTTCTTTAGTTGCTTGGTGGGATGCTTCAGATTCTTCAACTATTACAACATCTGGATCCACTGTAACAGAAATAGCAGATAAATCTGGTAATTCTTTTACTATTTTTGGAACTAATACACCAACAACTACAACATTGAATGGACTTGATGCTATTGATTTTGATGGATCATTTGTTAGTGGTACTGATAGGGCATTGACTGCATCAAACACTAATTTTGGTATAACAGATGGTAATATTATTATTGTGGGTGCTTTGAATATTAATGGTGTAGGGAATGAAAGAGATTCTATTTGGAGTATTTTAGATAATGACGGAAGTAATAATGATATTCATTTAAGAGCAGGAAATATCTCACAATTTATTGCTGCGTTTGAAACTGATGGTTTGGGATCTTCGGGACTTGCTCTTTCTGGAGGAAATACTAGAAATTGGGCAGGTGGACCTTATCTTGGAGACACTATTCACTCTACTATTTGTGACTTCTCTGGTAATGATATCTATGGTCGCATGAATGGAACACAAAGAATTAATATTGCGGATGAATATTTTACTGCAGTTAACATGTCAAACTCTACGTTTTTGATTCATGTTAACAGAGCAGAAAATAGAGAATTGGATGGTCAGTTTGCTGAACTTATGATCTTTAATAGTAATGATCAGGCATTGGCAGTTAAAGCAGAGGGTTATCTAGCACATAAATGGTCAATGACATCCCTTCTTCCCTCTGGTCACTTGTATAAAAATTCTGCCCCTTGACCTTCTGTGGGGGGTCCATGTATAATACGTGAGTCTTCGGGACACACCGATTCAATCCAAATAAAGGATTGACAAATACGGAAAATCGAAGTACACTAAATAAATCAACACGTTAAGGAATGTAACATTCTGTTAACCGTTGTAACACCTGCCGCTTGACCGAGACTAGGCAGGTATATCAATCCGTCTCTCATATCCTAGACTGAGGGTGTCTAGGAAATAAGTACCTCCACCATTTCCCTGATGGATCTACTTACTAGTTAATTAAAATGTCTTCATCTACTCTTTCACGTCAACAACAATCGAATACTTGGGAACAGTTTTGCAATTGGGTAACCAGCACTGACAATCGTCTGTATGTTGGTTGGTTCGGAGTCCTCATGATTCCTTGCCTGCTCGCCGCTACTACTTGTTTCATCATTGCCTTTATTGGTGCTCCCCCTGTGGACATCGACGGCATCCGTGAACCCGTTGCTGGTTCGCTCATGTATGGTAACAACATCATCTCTGGTGCTGTTATCCCTAGCTCCAATGCTATTGGTCTCCACTTCTATCCCATCTGGGAAGCAGCATCTCTTGATGAATGGCTCTATAACGGCGGTCCTTTCCAACTGGTAGTCTTCCACTTCCTGATCGGCATCTATGCATACATGGGACGTGAGTGGGAACTTTCTTACCGTCTGGGTATGCGTCCATGGATCTGTGTAGCATATTCTGCTCCAGTTGCTGCTGCGAGTGCAGTGTTCCTGGTCTATCCTTTTGGTCAAGGTTCTTTCTCCGATGCTATGCCCCTGGGTATCAGTGGCACCTTTAACTACATGCTTGTCTTCCAAGCAGAGCACAACATCCTGATGCACCCCTTCCACATGCTGGGTGTTGCTGGTGTCTTTGGTGGTTCTCTGTTCAGTGCGATGCACGGTTCTCTGGTTACTTCTTCTCTGGTTCGTGAGACCACTGAGAGTGAGTCCCAGAACTACGGCTACAAGTTCGGTCAAGAAGAAGAGACCTACAACATCGTTGCTGCTCATGGTTACTTCGGTCGCCTGATCTTCCAATACGCTTCCTTCAACAACTCCCGTTCGCTGCACTTCTTCCTCGCAGCATGGCCTGTTGTCGGTATCTGGTTCACTGCACTTGGTGTTTCTACGATGGCCTTCAATTTGAATGGCTT